CGTAAAAAATAAAGAAAAATTGTGAAAAAAAAATAAAAACATACTATATAAATGTATGAAATTAAGTCAATGGTGTAAAAAACAAGGCCACCACCAACCTGATAATCAACATAGGTACTATTGATTAAAATATAGATGCCTGTTGATACACCCTTTATGCTATTATCAAATTGACCACCATCGGGAAGACGACCTACTATTTTTCTATTATCTCCGTTTACAACCATAACCCCATTAACGGTTCTTTGTACAGAATTACCGTTCAGTAAAGAGGAGTCCATACTTCCTTCTGTAGCCATGTTAACAAGACTTGGACTTATAAATCGATTATGTAGTCTGCCATTATTCTCCTTGTTTATTTTATTTGTATCTTTAGTAATATTTATAACTTATATATTAAAAACCCACCTTTTTTTACCACAATCATATATTCTAGATAATCCGCGTTCTAACGCCCAAGCATGCTCTGTTAAATTTTCTGGACAAGCGGTTGCTTTTTTTCTTTGACTTTGTTTGCTTATTCTTTTTCTAGGATTACTGGTGTTAACATAACTATAATCAGAACCATATTCCTTTTCTAGAACAAATCCCATTTTTACGTAAACATTTCCTAAACTCCAACGATTATCACTAAAACTAATTATCTTTTTATAATTATTGCTTTTTGCCCAATTTAAACACTTACTAAACAGTTTACTGGCTCCTCCTACTACCTGGTAGTCTTCTTTAAAACAAAGACGATCTAAGGTAATTTCTTTCTTAGAAACATCTGTTTGTCTATTGTGCCGTCCCAAACTCATAACAGCACATAAATCATTTTCATAAAATAATCCAAAGAACACAACACCAAGTTTGTTCGATCCTTGGATATGATAAGATTCAAAAAACAACCTAGCATCTTCTCTAGATATTTCTTTAATCTCACACTTTCTAGCAAAAACTTTTTTAGATGCTATTCCTAATATTGATTTAATATGAGACTGACACTGTTTTTTTCTAAACTTCCATTCATCTTCGAATATTGTTAAAAGTTGTATGTTTTTTTTAAGACAATTTCTATATTTACCAATATGATAATTAGCATCTCGTGGCTCAGGAGAGTTCTCATTATGCCAATATAATCCACAATATTCTATTCCTATCTTTTTGTCTTTATCTAAAAGATCTATTTCTTTATTTTCTAACACTTCATAATCTGATGAAAAATTAAATCCAAAACTGTTCAACCAGTCTTTTATTTCATCTTGTGTTTTGCCGTAGTTTCCTGTTGGAAACCTTCCATATTCTTCTATACAAGTTTTTATCATTTTGCTAAGAATTTCTGGACTGCTCATGGGATTCTCAACACCAAATAATTCTAAGCAAGTTTGTTTTATTTTTTCTCTTATTTCCTTGCTAGCTAATGGATTTTCAACTCCATATTTTTCTATATTTGTTTCTTTAATTTTTTTTCTAATAGAGCTGTTTGATAAGGGATTCTCAACACCAAATAATTCTAAACAAGTTTGCTTTATTTTTTCTCTTATTTCCTTGCTGGCCAATGGATTTTCAACTCCATATTTTTCTATATTTGTTTCTTTAATCTTTTCTTGGATTTTTGGGCAAGCAAGAGTTTGTTCCACTCCATAACGGTCTAGATTTGTTTTAATCACCTTGTCTTTATATTCTTGTGTTTCTGAGTAGTGGTCTACTTTGTATTTTTTCTTTATAGTCTCTTTTTGCTTTTCTTTAACTTCTTTTCTCTGAAAGCTATTTTCCACACCATAAAGCAATAAATTATTTTGCTTTATTTTTTCTTTTATTAACTCTGATTGAAAAGGGTTTTCTACTCCATACTTCTCTACACATGTCTTTTTTTGTTTATTTCTTATTTCCTTGTTTTGAGTAGGATTAGAGGTTCCATATTTTTTAATATTAGAACTAACAATTTTTTGCTTTATTTCCTCTGATTGAAATGGATTGTCACATCCATATTTTAGATTAAATATTTCTACTTTCTTTTTTTGAAAACACTTTTTTTTATCACAAGAATCCTTTTTAAGAATTTTATATGATCTTTCTATATTGTTTATTGTTCTTAAAAACTTTTCACCACAATAATCACAAATACACTCTATTTTTAGCCTCTTAGGGCCAGTTTTAAATTGTTGAGAGTCTATTATCATAGCATATATATTAACATAGTTTTAAATTTGATTCAATAGGAGCTGGAGCATTTCATTAATTAAGTATGTTTTATTGGACTTTTTAGGCAAGCAGTAACTTTTTTATTGACTTTACGCCAGACCTACTATATAATATATAGTCAATTAAATAAAGGAAAAAATATGTATTTACAAGAAATTTCAGGAATTCTTCAAAGCCACGAAGTAAAGATCAAATATGATTGTAATGGGGGATTTGAAAATTGAGGTCAAGAAAAAATGCTTAAATTAAAATATGCTGAAAAGAATTTTAAAGATAATGATCATAAACACATTTGTCGAAAATGCCAACTAAAATATAAAAATCCGATGAAAAAACAAGAAGTTAAGGATAAAGTTAAAAAGACCTGTGAAGAAAAATATGGCGGAATGCCAATGAATAGCAAAGAAAAAATAGAAGAAAGAAAACAATTGTTTAAAAATGAAGAATATAAAAAACAATGGTTAGACAAACATAAGAAAACTTCATTGGAAAAATACGGGGTTAAACACCCTATGCATCTAGAATCCACTAAAAATAAACAAAAACAAACCATGCAAGAAAAGTATGGAGTGGAGCACCCATATCAGTCAGAAGAGATTATGGCTAAGATGAAAGAAAATAATTTAAAGAAATATGGAGTTGAGAATGTAGCACAGTTACCTGAAGTTCAAATAAAAATGGCTAAAACCACTTTAGAACGATATGGAGTTGAACGCTACAACGAACTCCCAGAAATGAAAGATTATTTGAGAGAAAACTGTAGAGAATGGCTCGCTGAGTCGTGGGCAAATCCTTGGGCCAAAGACATGGTTAGACCGGAAGAGTGGAATCAGAAGCAGAGTCAGACAATGACAGATAAAATTCTGTCTGGTGAATTTAACCCAGAGGACAAGCGTTTTTATATTACCGGATACTATACAAGTCCAAAATGTAAAAATAAAAAAGCATTTTTTAGATCAAGTCTTGAACTTATGATGCACTACATTTTTGACAATGACGAAGAAATTATTTGGTATGAAAATGAACCATTTGCCATAAAGTACGAAAAGGCTCCTGGCGTTTTTAGGAATTACATACCAGATTTTTTTGCTTTTAGAAAGTCAAAGTGCCCACTATTGGCCGAAATAAAACCTGCGTTCAGGATGCGGGAGCAGGAGGTCGGATACAAAGTTGATGCAGGACAAAATTTTTGTAAACAAAACCAATTTGAATTTATGTACGTGGATGAAAAATACCTAAAATTAAATAGCATTAGTTTAAAACAGCTAAAAACATTATCTAATGTTGAATTTTGCAAGATAAAAACGTAAAAAAACCCGCTTGGGTTCTCCCAAGCGGGTTTAGTCTTTACAGTGAACAGGTGTTCATGCCTATATCACGAAATTGGCAATACTGAGTCGGGCGTAGAATTTAGCTCCTTCTCTAAGCAATTTCTTTCCGTATCTTGTTAGAATTCCCTTGCGTGGGCAGAAGGATTCTGGATCAAGGACCACTGGTGTCTGAGTGAGTGGTACGTATGGGCAGTAGAAATATCCGCTGTCCATGTAGCTGTCACCCTTATAGCCCATCAATACTTGATTGCTGGGGAATAGTGGATCCTTATAGAGTCTCCAGCGATTGTTTACTGTTCCGACGTACTGAACGCCGAGTGAACTTGTAAATGTTTCGCTTGGGGCTGGAGCGAAGCCGGCGGTAGCCGTCTCGAAAATCGAGGCAACTTCGGGGCTTGTTACTAGCCAGTTAGCGCCACCACGTAATGTCTTACGATGAATTACGTTGCTGATTTCAACAACCTTGACATAAAGGCTTTCATACTTTTCCTTGATGGTATCACCGAGGGCGGTATTGAAGTCCCATGCTGATACGGTACCAGCATTGTTGCGAAGATCGGTTAGAACTTCACGGTCGATTTCAAGGTTGATTTCTTGGGCTAGAACAGCGGTGAGCTCGGCTTCAGCATCGAGATTGTGCTGTGAGCGGAGGTCTTGCTGGGCTTCATAGCTCCAAACAGCCTTTAGTTTACGAGTCTTGGCTGCAATCTCTTCTGATTCAATAACGAGGTTGATTTCAGGTAGATCTTGGTTGCATTCCATGTTGTACTCGTAGCTTACAACAACATTGTTGTTGCCAGGAGCACCGTTCCATGTTAGGGTAATTTCACCTGTTCCTAGATCGATTGAACCAGCGGTAACTTTAGTGGCTGGTGTGCCAATGTCAGAGAAAGTGAAAGAACCGGCTGATGATACAACGAAGGTTTGAACAGCGGTAGCACCGTCATAGATGGTACCAGTTACGGTGCCAGCTAGGATTGGAGTGTGCTCGACTGGATCGAATGTTACAACAGCGCCAACGCCTGGATCGGTATTGGTGGTTTCGTTTTGAACGAACTGGCTGCTGTAGAAGATGTCGAGGTTTGCAGTGCCGTCAGCCTTCTGCATTAGTGAATTGACATCGTCTGCTGGGAAGCCGAGTTTGTCAGCACCACGGGTTGCACCCTTGTTGCTGCCATAACGGAATCTTAAGTAGTAGACGAGTCCTGTTGGACCAAGTAATGGCTGAACAGATACGATCTTGTTAGCAATTAGTTGGGGATAGATACGACGAACTAGCGGGATGCTGATTCGTTTGAACTGGGCAACGTCACCGGTATCGGTGGAAGCTTCGTTCATTAATCTCTGGTTTTCGAGTAGTACTGCTGTAGCGTTGCGAACATAACGGTCTTGAATGCCTTCGAGGAGACCTGTTTGCGCCCAGCGAGTTTCTAACTCTTTAGCCTCATTTAGAAACTGTGAATTAGCGTTCATATTTTACCTTTTTAATAGAGTTATTACTTATTGAGCTTGTTTTAATCCTGATAGAACCAATAGTTGGTCCATAACTGGATTATTGGGTGCAGCATATTCCGATATGACTTCACCATCATCTGTCTTTCCTCTCCCCGTTACATTCTTTGCTTTTTCAGTTCTTTCTTTTCTTTCGTTGAGTACAGATTCTTTTTTAGTCTCAGTTACTACTCTTTTGCTTTCAGTAATAACTTCTTGAGCCTGGCGAACTGCCTCATTAAGTTTGGTATTCTCTGTTGAGATTCTGATATTACGAGCTTCTAGAATTCTGAGCTGTCCTTTCATTTCTTCAATTGCCTTATTGGCTTCTTCTAGTTTGGCCGACTTAGCACTATTGAAGTCTTCGTCAGAGAGGTAGTTGGATGCAATATCTACGATCTTGTCGAGAGCAACTTTATGTTCGACCATACGAGGATCGTTAACGATCTCGCGTTTGGCTTGTTCATAAATTTCTTGACCTTTGAACTGTAGGAATTGATCAACTTTATCAACAATATATTCTTTCATTTGTGCAAGTTTTTGATCATACTCTTCGTACATTTCAACTTCGAGTTTTTGATTTTTTCCTTGCTCTTGCTTGAGCATTTGGTATGCTTCTTCATAACCTTCTTCTAGAGCAGATTTGTATTCTTCGCCTTGAAGTTCTAAACGGTTACGAAGATCAGCGATAATTGAATATGCTTCTTCATATCCTTGTTCAGCAACTTTTTCGGCATCGGATACTTCTTTTGAAAGCTCGGCATAGGCTTCTTCAAGTTTCTGGTTGAATTCGGCCTCAAGGTCTGCCTTTGCTTCATCTAGCATTTCTTGAATTGCGCTAGAAACTTCATTTACTTCAGTTTCTGGCAAAAGTTTTTTTAATGATTCTAATATCTTTTCCATAATTAGCCTAACCTCGCTTTAATGTTACTAGTTTTTGTTTCGATAATTCCGCCCAAGCAAGCAATAAGTGCTTCTTTGTTAACCTTATATATGCTGCTGGATTCATTTTTTGACGAAAAATTTCCAGAAACATTTTTTGCTTGGTCAGGTTCGTAGCTTTCTTTCTTACCTACTACTTTCTCCTGGAAAGCGGAGTAGGTGCTTGGATCGGCTACAGCATCAAAAGTGATTAACTTATAGCTTTCGCCAATTACCAAAATTCCATTCTCATCATTTCTGCCGTTGCCTACGCCACGGCTGCTGATTCCAATTCTAACACCATCATTTAGTAGACTTTTTAATATTCTACCATGAGGGGTATTAAGAATTTCGCCTTCTCCCATAAGGCTATTACCTTCCCACCATAATTTAGTAATTACGTGGGAGCATTTTTCAAAGTGAATTATGCTATCTGCTGGATGGTCTAATTCACCAACTAATCCTCTTGCTTCGATGATAGGTTTTAATTTTTTAACGTTATCTTCGAGAACTGCATAAGGATAAATTCTTTTATTTTTATTAACTGCTTCTGCTTCTTGAAACTTACCTTTGAACCTTGTGAGTCCGCTATCCGCAGACTCGTTAAGGTTCATGGTAAATCCTGAATTATTGCAGCAATCTACAAATAGTGTTTGTTTTTCCATTGAGAAACTCCTTTTCACTCATGGGACATTTTGTTATCGCCGCCTAAAGCCGGTGGGCAGTAGGGATTCTTGAGATTTGGCCAAGTATCACCCGATTGATTTTGACCCAATTCATCATTATCATCAACAACAGATTTCTCCTTCATCTTGAAAGAATCGGCTGGTTTTAGAAGATATGGATTGTCTAGTGTTGGCCAAGTATCTTCTCCACCACAATTACTCCATCCCATGGTTTGCATTTCATCATCTAAATTGCCGTCATAACTCTTACCATCGCTTACAGGGGCTGGACTCTTCCAGTCACCGTGATGAACTGATGGCATAGCGTCAGATTTGGCCCATTTACTTAGTACTGGATGATCCCCAACAACTGTATGGTGAGGAGTTGTTACAACGTCCCAATTATTTGATGCTCCATCAACATTGGATTCCATAAAATAATTAAGATAATCTGCTGCTGCTTCAACTAATTCTAAACTTGGTGCTGATTCTCTATTTAGAACAGAGGCACAGGCTTCTAATAATTTTTCAACATCAACAACAGTTTCTTTATCTTGTACTTCTACTGCCATTTCGTGAACTTCACGAAGAGCATTAAATAGATCAGCGAATACTCTTAGATCCTTTTGTTCTGATTCGTCAAGAACTGAGTAGAAACTTTCGGCAACTTTCTTGAATTCACCATAAGCATCTTCACATTCTTTACATTCAGAAGTTACATCGCTTTCAGCACCGGCTAAAACTGCTATTTTCTTAACGCGATCAACGTAAGCGTTATGAGCAGTTCTTAAAATTGCTTCTGCCATAAATGAGCATGTTACATCGTCATAATTCTTTACATTAGCAACTTCTAGTGCTTGAGAAATTTGAGAAGCAAGTTCGGCTTCTGTTACATAAAGAACATCTGGCCAACGTGTTACAATTGCTTCCAAGGTAGCTTCTAAAGAAGCATTGTCAGAAATATTGTTGTATCTCTTTAGATCAGCCATTGCTCTAGCAAAATTATTATCTTCTTTAAGATTTTTCATTTTGTTACGAACAACTTTAACATCGGTATTAAGAGTATCATAATTTAATGAAAGAACTTTTCCTTCGTTTCTTTTTAGAGCTGTTGGAATTGAAATTGCTGATAATGAACCATTTTCATTTGTTTTAACGAAAGTTTCATTCATTAAATTGCCCATTTGCTTATAGTTTAGGTAGCCGTATACGTTCTCACAAAGATTGGTCCATTCTTTCATATGAGAGGCTTTAACTTTTCTTGCATAAACTCTAGCACGTTTGCTGGTTGTTCCGCCTAATTTTCTACGAGCAACAGCTCTTTGTCTGGCTATAGCTTTTCTTTGGCTGGGGCTCATACTTCTTAGAGTTTTGAGTCTTGCACGAATTCTTTTAGCAACAAGAGATCTTGGCTGCTTTCTGTGTGAAAGTTTTGAGCGTTTGCCGGTTGGCTTCGATGTTGTTACTTTGAAAGCGGCTTCGGTTAAATTTCTTTTTACAGAGGGGGTGTCGATATATTGCTCAAATTTATGAGTTGCTTCAACATCCTTGCCGTCGATAATATCATCAACCATTTGTGAAATTAATTCATGAGCACCAGCTCTTTCACTTTCTTCGTCAACAACAAGTTGTTCGATATTTTCTAATATTACATTATCATTTTTGATAGTGTAAGTAGCGTGGATATATGTTCCGTCTGGTACTTCATAAGTTACTTCACTTTCGGTGAAGTTTCTTAGTTCAAGGCTTTCTACGCCTAGGGCTTCGGCCAAAACGTCTTGTGCCTGAATTAATTCTCTTTCTGCGTTAACAAGAGATTGCTCTTCAATTTTTTTGAAGGCGTCATAACTAATTAATGTTCTTTTCATAGGTAAATTGACTCCCTGTGTATTGGTTACCTTTCTTGATGAGTTATATATGAAATTATTTAATTTTTTTTATAACCCAAATTTATTTTGTCGTCTGATATATAGGTATGCATCAAGTTTCAAAAATTAGAGGAGTAAAATGCAAAAATTTAAAAATTATTTAAAATTAAGAGAAGTTTCGGCTTCTAGCTTAGGTCGAGATATGCTTGGTGGTGGATCCTCTGTGGGTTTAGACTCTAAATCAGAAAGTGCTTTACAGGCCGTTTTAGAAGCATTTGAATTGTTACTTGATGCTCGTCCAAGCATGGTTATAAACTGGCTAAAAAGAACTAGTGAAACCATACCAGAGGTTAAGGATCAAGTTGAAAGAATTCTTGCCCAGCATGATTTTGAATCCTTACCAGACCTAAAAGGAGCCATTAGAAGAGCCGGTAGAAAATTAGGAACTACTATTAAAAAAGGATTAGGTGATGAAAGAAGTCATGATGATGTTTTATCTCCTAATGCTGCTGATTCTTTTAAAGGAGAGGCCAAAGATTGGTAGAATATGAAAAAATTTAGTGATTTTTTAAATGAGGTGTCTTTGTCCGGTAACGTTCATGCAGATTTGTTTTCATTAGTGAATGCTCCCACCCCCTAAAGGGAGTGGACTTCTAAGACATTGCTGTCTAAAGAGTTCATTCCAACTCTTAATATGTTTTTTGCAACATTAAGATCACGGCTTAATTGTAAGCCACAAGAAGGACAATCGTGGGTTCTTTCGCCCAGTTCTTTCTTGACCTTAATACCACAAC